AAAGTACTTGGTGTTGAGCCAGAACTTGCAAAGACATAACTTATTGTGCCTTTGTTAACTGTGTATGAATTTGTAAAACTTGAAAAATCTGTAACAAGTCCAGCTGCTGATGAAGGGAAGTTATGGTTTTCATTGGTTCCATTAATTGTAAAAGCATCGGCACCTCTATTACCACTAGAAAAGTTAACTAATGAGAAAACTCCTCCAGTATTTGTTACTGCTGCAAGTATAGAGTCATTTGCATTTGAAGTTCTAAGTGTCTGTCTGAATACATTTACACTGTTGTATGCTCTTGTAGGAGCAGTTGTTAAACTCAAAGCAGTATTACTTTCTATGTGACCAACAGTAGTTATAAATCTAGTTGTTCCTGCATCACCAATAATTATAACATCTCCTGCTTCAAAACCTGTAGCAGATACATCAAATGTTGTACCTGTACCACTAACATCTACAGATGAAGCAGCTACTGATACAGTACCACTTAATTGTGTAAAGTCTTCATTAGACTCTCCTAATCTTGTTGCATATTGGAAATAGTTTTCTACTCCATTTGCATCTTCTGTTGTTTCTTCTGTTTGGAAAAATACTGGTTGTAATAAATCTGTTCGTGTTTCCCCTCTTGATAGACTTCCATCGTAGTCTAAATATAAATAACCTGTTTCTCCATTTCCTAAATTATTAAAGTTTGCCTGAGTTGTCGCAGTAGTATTTCCTGAAGAAACAACATTTATAACTGGTAAGCCAGGATTAGGTGGTGTGTATGTATAAGTAGTTGAAGCAAAAGTAACTGTACCATTTGAAGTATTAATATCAATTGGAGAACTTAAAATACCGCCACGAGCAATACCTCCATTAAGTCCAAATCCAACTGCAGGAATATTTTGAGGTAATAGTTTATCTTCATTAATTTCTATAGTTCTTTGTACCCAAGATGATGTAACACCAATAGAGTTTACAGTTCTTACTCTAACTATTACTTCTCCTGTAACTCCTAAATCTTTTATTCTAAAACTTGTAGTATTCGTGCTTGATATAGTTTCTCTTAAGAACTTACCTGGCACATCTCCTTCATCTGCATTATGCGCTATTTCATAAGCTGCTAAGTGTTCATAGACATCGTCTACATTATCACCATTTGGGTCTTGTATACCGTTAGTAGGATGTTGCCATTCTACTAATAAATCTCTTCCATTTTCTGCACCTATGTCTCCTTGTCCACTAGAAACTACTTCTAAGAATACTTCTTGAGGCTCTGGAACAGCGTCTGAATCTCTTGGAGGTCTCATTACATCAGGTATATTAGGTATGATATATCCTCTATCTATAGAGTCGAATTTTGATATATCATATTCTACAGCACTTATAGAGAAAGTCATTTCTTCAAAGTTTTCTTTAATAGAACTTATCATGTACTGTTTTAAACTTCCAGCTACGCTTGAACCGTCTGCTTTTTGACCTGATACAGTATATATTACCTCTCCATTTGGAACGGAAGAAAATGCACTACTTACAGTTATAGCACTAGAGCTAAAGTTTGAAATAGGTTTTGTTTCTATTCTAGTTTCTTCTGACCATGTTAACTGTACTGCAGCTCCTGCATCATCTTTACAGTTTGATGCCTTTGCTTCTGTATCAATAGCTGCTCCGCTTTCGTCGAGTAGTACTAAATCTCCTTGTCTATAATTAGTAGAGTTTATAGTAGCAGAAGTTTGAGTTAAGTAAGCACCTCCGCTTGGATAGATTAAATGTAAGTCAAAGTTGTCATTTTGATTTAAAAATCCACTTATATCACGGTCAGTCTTAACTACTGTTGTTGTAGAAGAAGATGTTGTTGTAACTCTACCACTTGCAACTATATCTGTTAAGTCTGGGTCTTGTACATTAATTACATCTCCAGGTCTTAGCATACCACCATTAATACCTGTTTCAAAACTACAGATTTCTTTTTCTTTTAGCTCTCCTGCTAAGTGCCATTTACCATATCTTATAGCTTGACCTTCTGACGTACAACCAAAAGCTGTAACATTCTTACTTTTTATTTTTCCTGTTTTAGCTATATCGTCACTATCTTCGACAGTAACAACGTCTTGCTTGTATGATTTTTCTGGGTTGTTCCAAGTTACTACAACTTGATTATTTCTAAATCTACTAGAAGTGCCTTGGTATGTGAAATCTCCATTAATTACATTTGATTTTGTAAATGTGTATATTGCACCTTTTTGAATATTAGCACCAAGACTTACTTGCCCATTCCACCATAGTAACATACTTCTCATTGTAGTACTAAAGTTCTTTAATATTTTTATAGCATTTTGATTCTTTTGTATATAAATATTACACTCAAAGCGAGGTTCTACTCCCCCTTTTCCATCAGGTACAAGTTCGTCACAATATTTTGCTAAGCTGTACATAGTATACTTATCAATCATTGAGAAGTCAAAATCAGGGTCAATATGTTGTCCTAACCCATAACGAGGATTAGTCATTAAATCCATAAATATCCAAACTGGATTACTTGTGTATACTGGTTCGTAATTTACATGAGAAGGTGAAAATGTTTTCTTATCGCCTCTAAAGTTACCGTCCCAATCTACATATGCTGAAGTATCTGCACCACTTGTTACATTTCTTGTATAAGCTGCACTTGTTCTTCTAAGTCCTGCCCCTGTTTTTTCTTCTTTTGGAAAATAGTTTGTAGGAACTTTTACTTTTAATCCTCTAATTTCATATGACCTTTTTGGTATAGATGTGAAATCTTTTGCATCTACAATAACTCCTGCATATGCTGTATAAGGAAAACTTAATTTATCTGTTATAATATTTTCAATACTTTGCAAAGTAGCAGAAGAACTCCACGCCCAATTACCCTCTTGACCATTTACTTCATTTATTCTTTCTACTTTTATTGTATAGTTATCAAACGGTTGAAATTTACTAATATCAAACTCATAAATATAGTTAAAGTTTCTTTTTGTACCAGCTACAATTGCTGTTCCAACAGTAACTCCACCTCTATGTCCTGCACTATAATTATATCCATATTTTCTGCTTACACTACTATAACTTGACTGCCCATTTAATATTGTTGTATGTTCTGTTCCATTTCTTTCGTATACTAAACTAATTCTATATATCGCCCCTTGTTTTTCTATCTTATTACCGTCTGCTTTGTAAGCGTTTAATCCTTGCGGAAAGTTAAAAGTTAATCTAATTAAATCAACTTCACTTGGGTCAGATACTCCCATACCACCGCTGCCTGATGCAACATAGTTACCCGCTGTTCCTGTATAAGGAGGATTGTCTGTTTTTCCTAATCTTTTACCTTGTTCTGTCCAAGTAGGATATCCTGTATTTGGTACGGTATCTAAGTTTCCATTTGATACTCTGTATGCGACTGAAGCACTACCGATACCTGCTGGTGTCGGCAGATAAGTTTGATTTCTAGTACCATGTCTAAATGCCCATAAAAAGTTATCGTATTTTGCTAGAGGTTTTTGTGTTGCTGTTCTTGTTGGAGTACTAAGCGTTGCTGTTGTATTACTTGTGTCTACACCACCTGCTGCTATTGTTACTTTATTTTGTGAAGGGTTATAACTTGTTACAGTTCCAACATAGTCTAGTTTACAGACTGCATTTGTTGTATTTTTTGAAGGTCTAAGATTTACTCGAACTGCTGCAGTATTGATAAACTCTGTGACACGAGCAGTAAAATCTCCTCCATCGGGCCCTGCTCCTGTAATTCTAATATGTGGTAAAAGTTTTTTGGTTCCGTCTGGAACTACATCTGAAGAAGCAAAGGTGAATCCTGAAGCTCCTGAAATAATGGTATTTCCTACTGATGTATTGATTGTTCCTCTTTTAGAACCTCCTACAACAAGTATATCTCTACTGCCTTGCGCAGTATTTGCTGAATCTATAAATGAAGGATTATTATGGTCAGTTACAACTCCTGTTGAAGCAACATAACTAACATCTGTAGCATCTAAAATAGCTACTATGTCCTTATCCCCATAATTAAATGCTTGATTTCCCCCGAGTTTAATACTTGCACCATCATCTACTAAACCTTCAATAGGGCCTTCTGATAATGCATCATAAATTACTGCTGTTTGATGATAAGTAATCCCTGAGCCTCCGCCAGAGGTAGTTGTACCAATATTAGCAAGTGAATTATTATCTTCTGCACTCTTTTCGTTTTCTGCAACTGTCGTTGCTATTTTCATCATACTTGATAACCAACCCATATTATGCCTCGAAATTTACATCGCCAAAAGCGTCTTTTGTATATCCAGTAGAATTTGTTTTTCTAACTTTCGTAAAACCAAAGTTTGTAACAACTCCACCACACTCTACTCTACCATATGCCATAGGTACAGGTACCCCTACTTTTGTTGTATTAACTGGTCCGTTAAACAAAGAAGACTTTTCAGGCTCATCGTTTCCGTCAGCGTCTGGCATAATCATGTCTATAATACCTTGTAATGCTAACATTGCTCCCATAGCACCTATAGCGTACCCTAATGCTCCTCCTGTTACTATAGCTCCCCATATAAGTAAAGCTCCTGCTATAACTTTGAATAAACCTTTAACAAGTTTACCAAAAATCGCTCCAGCAGGAACAGGAGTAATAATTATATCATCATCATCTAAAAAATTTCCTATATCTTGTTCTCCGATAAAGTCATCTATGTTTTCTTTTGCATATGCCTTTACTTCACTTCCTCTCTGAACAGTAAACTTTATACCTAAATCAGTACACTCCATAATATATCTACGAAGTCCTCCTTTCATTACATCAATGGCGTGCATAGCTTCTTGAATTGTTTTTACATTCAATCTATGCTCCTCTCCAAAGAGTTCTCCCATTCTTCCTTTTAATTTTATTGTTCTTGTCATTTTGGCTCTAAAATTGTATAATCTTTGTCGGGATACGATACGATAAAGTATGGTATGCCAATCTCGTTACAGTTATTAATATCATGCTCACTTGGATGACAATCTTCATCATAGTGACTATGGACTACATATAATATTTTCGAAATAGCTTGAATTGTTGCGAAAGCTAATGGGTTCATTTCAAACTCATTTTCATTTTCAGAAATATTTTCCATGGGAATATATCGTTTGTTGTTACCATCTTGTATAACAAGTCCACAACACTCGCGCGGGGCACATTCTGCAGCATGCTCAAATATACTATCAATCATTTAAAGTTTCTCGCTGCTGGAAAACCTCCAAAAGGTAACACAGCATTTGTGTTTGTTGCTGCTTTACCTGTTGATGTGGTACTAGTAAGACTTTTAGGAGCAAACCCAAATCTCATTTTACATCCTGTAGTGGTTTTACTACACAAGTCTCCTTTTTTCCAATACTTTGTATATCCAGGTGCTTGACTTTCACTAGGCTGGTCAGCTTTCCATAGTAATGTTTTATTATAAGTTTCTGAAGTAGATACATTATCCGTAAATACTACATAATCATTATCTCTATCATCAACGTAAGTAAAGTATTCTGTACCGTGGTTATATGTAGAGTAAACTCTTATTCTTTTATAATTAGAGTTACTATCTGAAGGTGTTCCAAGAACTCCAGATTTTGTTGCTTGCCAGTAGTTACTTACAGTTACACTACTAGTGCCTCCATCTGCATTAAATCTTGCAGAAGTTTTAGTATTTCTATAATAAGCATCTTTTGTAGCACTAAAACTTGTGGAGCCTACTGTTATAAAACTTGTTGTTGAAGGCACTATATATTCATCATCTTCATTTACGAATACAGTAAATTTAATACCATTACCTGTGCTGCCTCCATATACTGTTCCTTCTATATGCCAATTACACCCACTTTGTTCTCTTTTCCATCTGTCTAAATGAGGACTTGCGCCTTGATATTTAAATGAACATCTATCTGCATAAATTACTCTTGCAGGTATTTTTGCAGTCTCTAAATCAAATGGGGATAGTAATTCTATTTGAACATAGCTTTTGCTTCTTGTCTTAATTCTATCCATAATCCAAACTTGTCTAGGATATTCTGTAGGTGGGTTTGAACTGCTTCCAGACCCATTATCTAGATATTTTTTCAGAGTTGTTCTACGAATAAATTTTAATCCAAGGATATCGTTGTAGTCTAATGTTCCAATTGCATTGCTAAATACTGTATTTATATTTGCTATGAGTATATTTGGTCTTGCCATAGCACCATCATTTTTTGTTTCAAATCCTTCTGATTTTATAGGTAGTGCAACATACTCTCTAATTGTACTTGGTGAGTCATAGTCTCTAAAATGTAAAGTACTTAAATCTTCTTCTAATCCGCTATGAAAGTATACAAACTCTCCTTTCTCATACTCTAGTTCATAGAGATGTATCAGTTCTGAGCCTGGGTCAAGTTTTTGAAAATCTTCTACTAGTGGTTTATCTGCCATTATGCCTCGTATATTCTTCTAAATGTTGCTGATAGACTATAAAAATCGTCATAGTCCCAAGTTTGGTCCCAAGTTTCACAAACTACTTTTACTGTTTCTTCATTACCGCCTGCATTACTATCAGAAAAAATAAAGTTAAATGCAGTTGCTCCTTTCTTACTTTCAAAGAAAGCAACTATATCATCTATCTCATCTTTTGGTCTATTTGCAAATGATACACTAAAAGATTGTTTAATATTATTAATACCATGTGCGAGTCTTTGCTCATAGCCATCGCCAAACTCTGCTATATGAACTTTTGGTTCATTATTTCTGCTAAATCCTTTATCTGGTGC